ATACTGACTCAAATCTAAACGGCGGTATATACTCAAATAACATTACATATTTGAACACAGACTTTGTTAGAGAAAGATGTGTAAACATCGTACCTTATGCAAATTACACTGTGTACATTCAAAAAGTTAGTAACTATTAAGGAAGTGACATGGCGTACAAATGGCCTAACCATGACCCAGATGAAGTGGCAGACTACAGTGTAGATTGGTCACGCTTCTTAGGTTCAGATACTATTGTAAACGATGGTGTAGTATGGAAAGTTAATGGTGAAACACTAGGAGATTCACAAGCTTACTCTGGTGATACATCTAACAATTTACTTTTAGTACAACCTACAAACACAGACACTGTTGCGACTGTTAGATTTTCAGCAGGACAGGTTGGAACCAGATATAAAGTTAACTGTCAGATAACTACTACAGCAGGTAAAACTTTTGATAGAACAATTTACTTAACAGTCAGAGAGAAGTAAGATGGCATATGATTACCTTGGCTTAGTAAACGACTGTAACAGAAGATTAAATGAAGTTGCACTAACAACTAGTAACTTTGCTGCTACAACAGGTTACTATAGTTTTGTAAAAGATTCAGTAAACACAGCAATAAGACATATCAATCAAGAAGAATTTGAGTGGCCTTGGAACCATGTAGAAGATGAGCTAGTTCTTACTGCAGGTACTAGTCGTTATCCTTTTCCTGAAGATGCAAAGACTATAGACATGGAAACCTTTCGTATCAAAAGAAATGATACACTAGGTAACGGCACTGAGTATCTAAAAAAGTTGAGCTATGAAGAATACCTAGAAAAATATGTAGACCAAGAATATGATACTAATACAAGCAACAGAGGTATGCCAAGGTTTATAGTTCGTGCGCCAAGCCGTGAACTTATCCTAACGCCTGAACCTGATAAAGCTTACACTTTAGTATATGAGTATTACAGACTTGGTTTTGATATGGTGTTACACAACGATGTTCCTTCTTTACCAGAGGCGTATAGGCATATCATTGTAGCAGGTGCTATGAGTTTAATATATCAGTTTAGAAATGATACGCAGATGGCACAGATGGCAAAGCAAGATTTTGAAAATGGTATAAAGTATCTCAGAAGTATACACATAAATCGTACTGATGCAATAAGAGACAGAAGAGTAGCTTACTAATGGCAACACAATGGCAAACCTTCCCTATTGAGTTTAAGGGTGGCCTAATCTCAAACATGAGCTTGCTGCAGCAGGGTACTAATGCTGTTGGTTCTGCTCAAACTTTAACTAACTTTGAAGTTAACAAAGAGGGTGGCTACAGTAAAATACTAGGCTATTCAAAGTTTAGCTCTACAACAGTTCCAGGTTCTGATGAAATACTTGGCCTAAAAGTTATTGCTTCTACACGTATGATTGCAGCAAGGAAGATAGATAGCACTGCGATTTCTAATGTTTTCTTAGACATGAGCCATACTACTGTAGCAACAACCAATGCTAATCTAAATGCTACCTTTAATAGTAGTGCAGGTACGTTAACCAATGCAGGTACTCAAGCTGCTTTTGCTATCAGTGGTAATGCTTATGCTGCAGGTAGTAAGATAAAAGTAAATGCACAAACAAATACAGCAGAAAATGGTATATACGAAGTTACTACAGAAGGAAGTGCATCTACTAACTGGGTACTAACACGACTAACTACTTTTGCTTTTACAACTGGGGATGCATCTAAAACCGCATACTACATTGGTACAGGAACTACTTGGACTCCTATGGTTGCTTCTAACGGAAGCACAGTTGCAGCAGTAAGCAACAATACAAACGGTCTTAAAATAAAACATGCTGAGTTTAACTTTGATGGCGAAGACAAGGTAGTGTTTGTTGATGGCAAAAGTTATCCTGCAATATATACACAACAAGGAAACTTTACTGCTTTTTTATCATCGTCTTCTCCTAACATAAATAACGATGTGGTAGGTGCAGACAATGTAGTTATATTTAAGCGCACAGCTTTCTACTCAAAAGGTAACACAATATTCTTTACAGCACCTTTTACTGTAGATAACTTTTCTGTAGCAGACGGTGCAGGTAGTATAAGTTTATCTCACGACATCACAGGCATGGCGGTCTTTCGTGAACAGTTAATCGTCTTTACAAGTGACACGATTAGTAGACTAACAGGTAATACAGCAGCAGACTTTCAGCTTACCCCTATAACAGAAAAGATTGGTTGTATTGATAAAGATACTATACAGGAAGTTGGCGGTGACATCATGTATCTGTCTCCTGATGGTATAAGGCAATTAGGTGCTACTGATCGTATCGGTGACTTTGCTCTTGATGTTGCATCTGATAAGATAAAAGAAACTGCATCAGATTTTCTTAGAGGCGAGTCTCAGTTTTGTTCGCACATACTTAGAGGTAAATCACAGTATAGAATATTTACATATGTTGGTAGTAGAACAGAAGGTAACTCAGAGGGTTTGATAGCTACAAAGATTAACACTCAAGGTTCTGCAGGAATTGAATGGTCAACTGTTAAAGGCATAAAAGCTTTTGTTGCAGACAGTGTGTACGAAGGATCTACAGAAACTATAGCTTTTGCTAACAATGATGGGTATGTATATAAAGGTGAAAGTGGTTCTACCTTTGATGGCTCTGCAATAAATTCAATATTCCAATCAGCGTTCATGCCTATAAGTGATCCACAAATAAGAAAAACTTTTTACAAAGCAGTTTGGTTTATTGATCCTCTAGGGTCTATAGACTTAGACTTCAACTTAAAGTTTGACTTCGAGTCAAATACAAGAAACAATGTTATACAACCTGATACCATAAACCTAGCAACTACATCAGGAGGTGTTTCTTTCTTTGGTCAAGGTGGTTTATTTGGAACAACTTCTCCACCTGCTGCAAGCTTTGGCTCTACTATTGAAAAGATCTACCCAGTAAATGTCATAGGTTCAGGTATGACTGTTTCTTTAAGAATACAAGACAATACAACAAATCCAAGCTTTACATTAGATACGGCTATATTAGAATATAAACAAAACGACAGACAGTAAGGAAATAAAAAATGCCAACAGGATATGTTAGACAGGATACTACAGGGCAGTTAGCCAACGGCAATCCTATTGATGCCGATTTGTTTAATGACGAATACAATGCCATTGTAAATGCCTTTAACGCTTCAACAGGTCACAGCCATGACGGTACTACAGGCGGCGGTGCGCCTATATTAAAACTAGGTGCATCCAACGAATTAGAAGTAGATGCTAGTGCTGTGTTTCCAAAGATAGACAACTTAATCGACTTAGGTAAAACTGGAAAACAATGGCGAGATGGTTACTTTGGACGCACTGTATACATTGGTGATGACCTTTCTGTTACAGATGATGCTACTATAGGAGGTGATCTAACTGTAACAGGTAATGCAACCATTAACGGAAACCTGACTTTAGGCGATGCAGCTACAGACAATGTTTCTTTTGGTGCAGACATAAACAGCCACATCATACCTAACACAGATGATACCTTTGACTTAGGAAGCACAACACAAGAGTGGCGAAATATTTACATTGATGGAATAGCATACTTAGATGAAGTTGATATTGATGCAGGTGCAATAGATGGTACACCGATTGGTGCAAACTCTGCAAGCACAGGTGCGTTTACAACTCTTGATGCTTCAGGTGCTACAGGTATTGATGGTGACTTCGACATCAACACAAATAAATTTACTGTAGCAGCTTCATCTGGTAATACAGCGATTGCAGGTACACTAGCTGTAACTGGTGCAACTACTATGACAGGTGCGCTTACAGCTAATGGCGGTGTTACAGGAGATTTAACAGGAAACGTTACAGGAAACTTGACAGGTGATGTTACATCTAGTGGTACTAGTGCATTAACTACAGTAAACGTATCCAACACATTTACCGCAAACGGTAACACTGTATTAGGTGACGCTGCTACAGATACAGTTACATTTAACGCAGACGTAGCATCTAATATCATACCTAGCGCAGACAGCACCTACACACTAGGCGATTCATCTAACTATTGGTCACACGGATATATTGATGCAGTTACCACTACAGGAAATGCTACTATTGGCGGCAATGCTGTAATTACAGGTGACCTAACTGTTCAAGGTACAACAACAACCGTCAACTCTACTACAGTAGATGTCGCAGATCTTAACATAACAGTCGCAAGTGGTGCGGCTAGTTCTGGTGCTGCTAATGGTGGGGGTCTTACTGTAGGTGGGGCAGGTGCAACATTTACGTACACAAGCTCTGATGACAGATGGAACATGAATAAAGAGTTGACCGTAGGAAGAGTTCATGGTAATCTCACAGGAGATGTTACTGGAAACGTCACGGGTAACCTGACAGGTAACGTCACTGGGAATGTCACAGGAAATGTCACAGGAAACGTAGATGGTATTGTAGGTGGTACTACTCCTGCAGCAGGAACATTTACTACTTTACAATTCAACACAAGTATCACTGATGGTACAACAACTATTACAGGCTTTGTTGATGAAGACAACATGTCATCAAACAGTGCAGCCCTTATACCAACACAACAATCCGTAAAGGCATATGTAGACTCTTCTGTTCAAGGTGATTCATCCAGTGACTTTAGTGCTGCCTCTATTGATGCTACTGAGTTAGATCTAAATGGTGGCAATGGTTCAGGTTGGGTTATATACCAATCAGGTACAGATCTTAAATTTAAGTACAATGGCACAGACAGATTTAAACTTTCATCTGCAGGTGCTTTAGTTGTTGAAAATGACGTTACCGCTTTCGGTGCTGCGTAAAGGAATAAAGTATGGCTCTCCAAACTAGTGGTGCTATAAGTCTAAATGACATTCATGTGGAAGCAGGAGGTACTTCAGGTACTACTGCCAGTATGAACGACACTGATATTAGAAATCTTACTGCTGCGTCAGGAAGAACAATTAACTCTACTTCAAATGGTGTCACAGACTTTTCAGATTACTATGGTGCTACGTCTGAAACAAGCCTAGGCGACTCAGCAGGTAGTAACATTAATGGACAGGTTCAGTTGTCACAAATCACAGTATCAAGCTACATATCATCTGGTGGTACTCTACGTATACCTTCAAACATGTGGGTTTGGTCTGATAGTACATCAACTGCTGCAATGACAATAGACATACCATGTACTGTTATAAATGATGGTAAAATCATAGGTAAAGGTGGTCAAGGTGGAAACACAGCTTTTCAGAATATATCTGCTGTAACAGGTGGTGCAGGAGGCCCGGCTATAAATGTTACATCTAGTGGCGTTACAATTACTAATTCATCTGGTGCTTACATAGCAGGAGGTGGCGGCGGTGGTACTGGACACCCTGTATACCATACATCAGGAACATACCAAATGGGTTCAGGCGGCTGTGGAGGTGGCGCAGGAGGCGGTGCAGGTGGAAAAGGTGGCGCACGTTCAAGTAGCTCTTATTCAGGAGGTAGTAATGCTGCAGGAGGTGTATTAAACGCAACAGGTGCTGACGGTGCATATGAAAATTCATACACTGGTGGCAGCGATCCTTACGCCTATAACGGTCACGGCGGCGGTGCAGGTGGCGGTGCAGGAGGCCA